CGCTGGCGGGCGAGGTCCATGACCGCCAGCTATCCCCCGAATAACAAAAAAGGCCCCGGGCGCTGGTACCGCCCGAGGCCTGAACCCTCACAAAGGAGAGTGCTATGTCCCAAGAACTGTATGCAAAGCCCGCGGCCTCTGTCAAGACAGCCAGCTATCTGGTGCGCCTGCGTGGCCTGCCGCCCCAGCGCCTGAGCATGACCCATCGTGCCCTGCTGGCATTCCTGCAGCAGGCTGGACAGCGCCGGGCAGCAGCCGTGGCGTAGGAGGAAGTATGGGCGCTCTGTCTCCTGAAGAACGGGCAAAGCTGCGGGCCGTGGCGGATATGATCCCCGACCTGCCGGAACTGCGCCAGGCACAAAAGTGCAAGGTGGCCATCTCTGTCCTGTTCCATGTCCTGCGCCTCTGGAAGCCGATTTTTGAAAAGGCTGCTCCGGAGCAATACACCAAGATCTGCAAGTGGCTGGCAGTTGTGGCCACGGGGTACGCTGCCCGCGTCAAGAGGCGGCGCGAGGTCGAGTATGCGCTGGAAAAAATGGAGAACCGCCTGCGCCCCTACCTCAAAAAAACAGGGCTGCCGCCTGAGCGCCGGGCTTTTCTGGCCTGCGCCATGCTGGCGGCGGCCCTGACCCTTATGGACGATGCCAGAGCCACCTGTCCGCTCTATGCCCGCACGGGCGCATGGCGCTATGCCTGCCAGACAACGGACACACTGGTGACGGCTCTGATGCGTGCCTTCCCGGGCTGCGATGAGCGCGGGACGGAAATATATCTTGACCTTACGAGGTGAGTATGGACGACGATATCTCCCCCTTCATCGGCCAGAAACGCGCCGATATCCTGCGCGGCGTCAAGGAGTTCATGGATCGGGGCAAGCAGGAAGGCGCCCGCGGGATGATCTGCGTGATGATCGCCTTCGGGGATGCTGCAGAATCGCACCTGAGCTTCCGCTCCGCGTCCGGAGCGCTTTGCATGTCCGAGGTGGCGGAGTTCGGCACGCTGGCCCTGGGCGAGATCGTGGCGCATCTCAAAAAAGCCCCTCTTGCCGACGATATCCTTCCCCGGCAGTAGGAGGTCGTCCATGCGCATTGTCCGACCGTATGATCAGCTGACGCCCCAGGACCAGGCCCGCATAGAACGCCTCCTGTCTGTGGGGCATATCTACATCGAGCATGTCGTTCCTCTGCATGTCATGACAGGTGCGTGCGATCAGCAGGATTTGTGGGAATGTCTGCATGATGAGCTTCAAGGGATGGCAAATCGTTTGCAATACTTCTTTGAAACAAACATTGATGATCTGCATAATGCCCTGGAGTTTTCTGCAGAAGAAGAGGAAGAGGGATCTGTTGAGGTCTGCAACATCTTGCGCCGCATAGGGGGATGGATCGTTATCGGGAATTTTGCCACGATTAGAGATATACACATCTGTGACAATAAGCTCCAGGCATGGCGGGTGGATACTACGGTCGTTCGCCACTTCCTTGTGTGGGGCCGGAGCTACAAGCAGGCAATGGCGCGTGCCATAAATGTTCGCAAGAAATACTGGAAAGCCATTGTCAACTAGGAGGTCCGTATGTCTACCCTGTTGATGGATGCATCCCTCGCCAGGCAGGCCATGCGCCACTTTGGTCTGGATGCCCAGCTGCAGATCCTGCAGGAAGAACTGGCCGAGGCCATCGTGGCCATCAGCCACCTGCGCCGCGGCCGCTGCGGCTCCCGTGAGGACCTGGTGGATGCCATCGGCGACGTGCTGGTGATGATCGACCAGTTGCGCACCGAGCCCTTCATGGCCGATGAACTCGACGCCAGTGTCGCGCTCAAGTGCGAACGCCTGCGCGCCCTTCTGCCAGCGGAGCCCGTCTCCGGAGAGGATCCGGCATGAACAGCGCTCCGGTGACCTGCCCCCGTCTGGGGCGCGTCATCAGCTCCGGGGAGTGCTGTGGCATCATCTGCAGCACTCCCTCCCGACAGGAGCTGGGGCTCTGCCTGGCCTGCCCCGTGGGGCAACGTCTGGCCATGACATGCCCCTTTTACACCAAGATGCACGCTGTCCCTGACCAGGGAGCGACCCGTCCTGCCGAGGCGGCCCTGCGCGAGGTTTTGCGCTTCGTGCTCCCCCGTTACAAGACGGATCGCAGCTTCGGCTTCAAGTTTTTGTCTGTTGTCGCCCAGGCACAGTTCCACTGGCACGGCCGCCCCGAAGATCTGGAGGGGGCCGCCCGCGACGCCGGGCTTACCATGCGCAAACGCCCGTGGGGCATCGCCCGCGATGCGGCGCTGACGCGCTTTGTGGAGGTCAGATCATGAGTAATGTCACCCGGATTCCCGATCCGCCCCAGCTTAAGGTGCTGGGTTGCTTCCTGGACCAGCTTCCTCCCATGATCGCCAGGAAGGAGGTCAAGTATTTCACCGGCGGTGCCATCAGCTCCAAGAGTGTCTCTAACGATGACTATCTGGGGAATGGCCCCAAGTTCCGCATGAAGATGGGCGACGCTGTCGTCTACCCGACGGCCTTCTTCCTCGCTTATCTCGAAGCCAAAGGAGTGACGCTCATTGTTCCCCCGTCCCTGTAACCAGCTTTTGCCGGGCCAGCTCTGCCTTGGCCAGAGCGGCCCGGCGCTTGTCCATGTCGCAGATATGGAGATA